ATGTACGAGATGCTGTCGGAGGCGTTGGCCTCGGCGATAGCGGATTTGCGCGATGAGGAGGACCAGGACCCCGCCGGCGCACGCGCCCGGCTGGACCTGATCCGGTCTCATCACAAGGCACTTCAGACAGTCATCGATATCGAGGTGAGTCTTGAAAAACGCAGCAGGGAAATCGGCGGCGCAAGCGAGGGCGTGCTCGACCTCGATGCCGCCCGTGCCGAGGTATGGCGCCGGCTTGCTCGCCTCCAGGGGACGGGAGGAGATTGAGGGCTTTCTCGGCTCGCTCAGTCTCGGTGCCTTGCTGGCGCTGCCCTGGTTGTTCGAATTCTGGGCCATGCAGCACCAGCTCCCCCCGGAGGGGGACTGGTCGACCTGGGTGGTCATGGGCGGGCGCGGCGCGGGCAAGACCCGCGCCGGAGCCGAATGGGTGCGCTCCCAGGTCGAGGGGCCGACCCCGGAGGCGCCCGGAGCCTGCCGGCGCGTGGCTCTCGTGGCCGCGACACTGGACCAGGCCAGGGAGATCATGATCGAGGGCGAGTCCGGGCTGATTGCCTGCACGCCGCCCGATCGCCGGCCGAAGTGGATCGCCACGCGGCGGATGCTTGTGTGGCCGAACGGGGCGGAGGCGCGGATTTTCTCGGCCGCCGACCCCGAGAGCCTGCGCGGCCCACAGTTCGACTGTGCCTGGTCCGACGAGCTGGCGAAATGGAAGAAGGGCCGCGAGACCTGGGACATGCTGCAGTTCGGCCTTCGGCTTGGCGAGACGCCCCGGCATGTGGTGACCACCACGCCGCGGGTGAACCCGCTGCTGGAGGACATCCTGAAGGATGCGCACACGGTGCAGACGGCGGCGCCGACGCGGGCCAACCCGCATCTGGCCCGCAGTTTCCTCCGTGTGATCGAGGAGAGCTATCGCGGCACCTTCCTCGGCCAGCAGGAGATCGAGGGCGAGATGTGCGATGCCATCCCCGGCGCGCTCTGGACCCGGGCGGGCCTGGGGGGGATGCGCTCTGAGGCGCCGGAGCTCACGCGGATCGTGGTGGCGGTCGATCCCCCGGTGACGGGAGGCAAATCGGCCGATGCTTGTGGCATCGTGGTGGCCGGAGTGCAGGCGGATGGTCCGCCGCGCGACTGGCGGGCCTGGGTGCTGGAGGATGCCAGTGTCACCGGGGCGCATCCGAGCGTCTGGGCGGCGGCGGCCGTGGCCGCGGCCCGGCGCTGGAACGCCGACAGGGTGGTGGCCGAGGTGAACCAGGGCGGCGATCTGGTGGAGAACATCCTGCGCCAGGTCGATCCGCTGCTGCCCTACCGCGCGGTGCGCGCGGCCCGGGGCAAGGTGGCTCGGGCGGAGCCGGTCGCCGCGCTTTATGAGCAGGGCCGGGTGCGGCATGCGGGGATCTTCGCGGCGCTGGAGGCCGAGATGTGCGCTCTCGGACCGGAAGGCTATTCCGGCCGGGGAAGCCCGGACCGCGTGGATGCGCTGGTCTGGGCGATCACGGACCTGATGATCGTGCCGGCCGGGTCCTACCAGGCCCCCCGTTTGCGGGCGCTCTAGGGCGCGGCGCAGGCAGTTTCCGACCTCGCGGGCTGGTGAGGCGCACGCCGCAGGGTGTCGCGCCGCCTGTTGGCGTGGGCGGACCGGAAGGAGCGCGCCGCGCCGTATCGCGGCGGCCCCGGTTCGCGCAGAGACGAACGTTTTTGAACATTTGCGGGAGAGGCGAGACATGCTTCTGGGATTGCGACGCAGCGCGCGGGAGGCACCGCGCGAACAGAAGGCCTCGGCCGCCGGACCGGTCATCGCCTTTCAGGCCGCGGGCCGGCCCGCCTGGACGCCGCGGGACACCGCGTCGCTCACCCGAAGCGGCTTCATCGGCAACCCGGTGGGGTTTCGCTGCGTGAAGATGATCGCGGAAGCCGCGGCTGCGGTTCCCCTGGTTCTCAGCCGCGACGGGGCACGGTATGAGACCCATCCGCTGGCGCAGCTGCTCGCCCATCCGAACCCGGCGCAATCCGGGCCGGCGCTGTTCGAGAGCTTCTACGGCCACCTGCTGCTGAGTGGCGACGGGTACCTGGAAGTGTCGGGCATCGACGGCCGGGGCCGGCCGATGGAGCTGCATGTGCTGCGCTCGGACCGCATGCGGGTCGTGCCTGGCGAGGACGGCTGGCCGGTGGCCTACGAATATTCCGTCGGCGCCCGGAAGGCGCGGTTCGACATGCGCGACGGGGCCCGGCCGGTGCTGCACCTGCGCGCCTTCCACCCCCAGGACGATCACTACGGCATGTCGGCGTTGGAGGCCGCGGCCTCGGCGGTGGACGTGCACAACGCGGCGTCGCGCTGGTCGAAGTCGCTGCTCGACAACGCCGCCCGGCCGTCCGGGGCCATCGTCTATCGCGGCGGCGACGGGATGGGGCAGATGGCCTCCGACCAGTACACCCGCCTGGTGGAAGAGCTGGAGAGCTACCACATGGGCGCGCGCAATGCCGGGCGGCCGATGCTGCTGGAGGGGGGGCTGGACTGGAAGCCGATGGGCTTCTCGCCCTCCGACATGGAGTTCCACAAGACCAAGGAAGCGGCGGCGCGGGAGATCGCGCTGGCCTTCGGCGTGCCGCCCATGCTGCTGGGCCTGCCGGGGGACGCGACCTATTCCAACTATCAGGAAGCGAACCGCGCCTTCTACCGGCTCACGGTTCTGCCGCTGGTGAACCGCCTGCTCACGGCGCTCGGCGGCTGGCTGCCGGAGTTCTATGGCGAGCGGCTCACGCTGTCGCCCGAGCTCGACTCGGTTCCGGCCCTCGCCGTGGAGCGCGAGGCGCTGTGGCGGCGGGTGTCGGAGGCAGATTTCCTCAGCGCCGCGGAGAAGCGGGCGCTGCTGGGCCTGCCGAAGGCGGAGGAGGGGAGCTCCGAATGAGCAAGGAGCAGCTCAGGAGCGGCTCGCGGTTTCTCTATGAGCCCTTCGACAGCGCGCATGCCCGGATCGAGACCCATGAACGGGTGAGCGAGGAGCGTTGGAGCGCCCTCGAACGCCGGCTCTCGGGCATCGAGTCGGCCATCGAGCGGCTGGAGCGGCGCTTGTGGCTCGCCGTCTACGGCGTCGCGGGCGCCATGCTCAGCCAGCTCGTCTACGAATTCGCGAGCCGTGCCGGCCAGTGAGGCCCACGGCCCCCGTCCTCGTTTCAGCATTCGGGACAAGAGCTTATGACATCAGTATCCGATTTCGGCCTGGAAACGAAATTCCAGACCTTCGATACCGGCACGGGCCTCGCGGGGGAGACCGGCATTGCCGGCTACGCCTCGCTGTTCGGTGAGGCCGACCAGGGCGGAGACGTGGTCTGCCGCGGCGCCTATGCGCGCAGCCTTGCGGCGCTGAGCGCGCAGGGGCGCAAGGTGAAGATGCTCTGGCAGCACGACCCCGCCCAGCCCATCGGCGTGTGGGACGAGATCCGGGAGGATGCGCATGGCCTGCATGTGCGCGGCCGCATTCTCGCCGATGTCCGGCGCGGCGCCGAGGCGCTGACGCTGCTCAAGGCCGGGGCGATCGACGGGCTGTCGATCGGGTATCGCACCGTCCGCGCGGCGAAGACCTCGCTGGGCCGGGCGCTTGAGGAAATCGAACTCTGGGAGGTCTCGCTCGTGACCTTCCCGATGCTGCCTTCCGCGCGGGCCAGTCTCGGCGCGGGTGAGGCGGACGACGCGCTCGCTCGGGCGCTCACCGAGGCCATCGCCGAGGCGCGGGCCGACCTGACCTGAACGGCCCCCGTCCGCCGCCGCTCCCCGCGGGGGGCCTGTGGCGGCGCGCCCGGGCCACGCCATTCCAACCCCAGCATCCATGCGATCTCACGAAGGATCTCCCATGTCTCATTCCGATGCAAACCGTGACCAGGCGGCTGAGCCGTCGCGCGCGGGTACGGCCGTGGAGGTGAAATCCGCCATGACCGGTTTCCTGAATGAATTCAGTGCTTTCCGTAAAGATATGAAGTCCCGGTTGAACGAACAGGAAGAAAAGCTCGCCATGCTGAACGCGAAATCCGTCTCCGCGGCCCGTCCGCATCTGTCCCAGGCCGCCGAGCCGGGCCTGCCGCACAAGAAGGCCTTCTCGGCCTATCTGCGCAGCGGCGATGACGATGCGCTGCGTCACCTGCAGGTCGAGGAGAAGGCTCTCTCGACCACGGTTTCGGCCGACGGGGGCTACCTCGTCGACCCGCAGACCTCCGAGCAGATCAATGGCGTGCTGCGCGGCGCGCATTCGATCCGCGCCATCGCCAACGTGGTGACGGTGGAGGCGTCGGCCTTCGACGTGCTGGTCGATCATTCGGACATCGGCGCGGGCTGGGCGGACGAGGCGACCTCCACCGGCGAGACCACCACGCCGCAGCTGGACCGCATCTCGATCCCGCTGTTCGAGCTTTCGGCGATGCCCAAGGCCTCGCAGCGGCTGCTCGACGACAGCGCCTTCGATGTCGAGAGCTGGCTGGCGGATCGCATCGCCGACAAGTTCGCCCGCGCCGAGGGCTCGGCCTTCGTGGCGGGTGACGGCGACGGCAAGCCGCGCGGCTTCCTCGACCACCCGGCGGTGGGCAACGACAGCTGGGCCTGGGGCAGCATCGGCTATGTGCCCACCGGTTCGAACGGCGATTTCAACGGCACCGAGCCGGCGGACGCGATCGTCGATCTCGTCTACGCGCTCGGGGCGCGCTACCGCGCCAAGGCGACCTTCGTGATGAACTCGAAGACCGCCGGGGCCGTGCGCAAGATGAAGGACGCCGACGGCCGCTTCCTGTGGTCCGACAGCCTGTCCCAGGGCCAGCCGGCGCGGCTGATGGGCTACCCGGTGCTGATCTCGGAGGACATGCCCGACATCGGCGTGGACGCCTATGCCATCGCCTTCGGGGATTTCGATTCCGGCTACACCATCGCCGAGCGGCCCGACCTGCGCATCCTGCGCGACCCGTTCTCGGCGAAGCCGAACGTGCTGTTCTATGCCACCAAGCGCATCGGTGGCGACGTGAGCGACTTCGCGGCGATCAAGCTGATGAAATTCGCGGTGGCCTGAGGCCGATCCGCGAATGCGGCCCGGCTTTTTCGCCGGGTCGCAGGGGGCGCCCCTGTGCCGTCCAGCACGTGTTTCCCCTCTGCCCGTGGGGCGCAGGGGCGTCACCGATTTTCCCGCCGGTCCTGCCGCATGGCGCCCTCCGGGGCGCCGCGCGGAGGGGCCGGCTTCTCCCGCCAAGTGGTTGCCTGAGGAGACCCACCCATGATGCTGACCGAGCTTGAACCGCCCGTGCTGGGGACCAAGGCCGTGCGTGACCTCGCCGAACACCTGCGCCTCGGATCGGGCTTTGCCGACGATGGCGCGCAGGATTCGCTGCTCGAGCTCTACCTGCGCACCGCGATGGCCGCCATCGAGGCGCGCATCGGCAAGGCGCTCATCCGGCGCAGCTTTTCCTGGTCGGTGACCCGGTGGCGCCAGACCGGGCGACAGGTTCTGCCCGTCGCCCCGGTGCGGCAGGTGACGGCTGTCCGGATCATCTCCGCCAATGGCGCGGAGGAGGAGGCGGAGTCCTCCCTGTGGGTTCTGTTGCCGGATGGCCAGTCGCCCGCGCTGCAGGGCAGCTGGGGGCGGGCGCTGCCCGGCATTCCGGACCAGGGGCGCGCCGAGATCGAGTTCGACGCCGGCTACGCGGTGAGCTGGGAAGAGCTGCCGCCCGACCTGCGCCAGGCCTCGCTGCTGCTCTCGGCGAGCTATTACGAGAACCGCAGTGCCGACGAGGGCCGGGATGGCGCGATGCCCTTCGGCGTTCTGGCGCTGCTCGACCCCTATCGCCCGGTGCGGCTGTGAGCGGGGCGGGAACCCGTCCCGCCCTGCGCCGGCTCCTGGTGCTGGAGGCGCCGGAGCGGAGCGCGGATGGTGGCGGCGGGGTGGTCGTGTCCTGGGAGGCGCTTGGCGCGCTCTGGGCCGATGTGCAGCCGGTCTCCGGGCGGGAGACCATCATCGGCGCGCGCGAACATGCGCGGGTCTCTCACCGGATCATGGTCCGGGGCGCGCCGGAGGGATCACCGGCGCGCCCGCGCCCCGAGCAGCGGCTGCGCGAGGGCGCGCGCGTCTTTGCCGTGCATGCGGTGAGCGAGCATGACCCGATGGGGCGCTACCTCACCATCTGGGCAGAGGAGGGGACCGGCGCATGACCTATGCCATGTCCTGGGCCCTGCAGAAGGCGGTGTTCGCCCGGCTGAGCGGAGACGCGGCCCTGGCGGCACTGGTGGGGACGGGGGTTCACGATGCTCCCCCGCATGCCGCGCGCAGCACCGACCCTCTCGCGGTCTACGTCACCCTGGGCGATGAGACGGCGCGGGCCTGGAGCACCGCCGACAGCGCGGGTTGCACCCATGATTTCGACGTGACGGTGCATTCCGGCGCCGAGGGCTTCGCGGCCTCCAAGGCGGTGGCCGGGGCGGTGTGCGACGCGCTGGTCGATGCCGAGATGGCCCTGGACCGGGGCCATCTCGTGGCGTTGCGGTTCCTGCAGGCGCGCGCGCAGCGCGGCCGCAGCCCGGAGAAACGGCGTATCACCCTGCGGTTTCGCGCGGTGATCGAGGACACCTGAGTTTCGCAGCCCCCGCGCGCCGTGGCGATGATGCCGGCGCGTGGGGGCGATGGCAGGGCGCGGCGCGCCCGCCATCAGTCCCGGCATTTCAGCAGACGAGGATTTCGACATGGCCGCCCAGAAAGGCAAGGACCTGCTCATCAAGCTCGACATGGACGGCGGAGGGACGTTCCAGACCATCGCCGGCCTGCGGGCCACGCGCCTGAGCTTCAACGCCCAGGCGATCGAGGTGACGTCGCTGGAGAGCGCCGGGCGCTGGCGCGAGCTGCTCTCCGGCGCCGGCGTGCGCTCTGCATCGCTGTCGGGTTCCGGCGTGTTCAGGGATGCGCCGACGGACGAACGCGCCCGGCAGATCTTCTTCGACGGCGAGACCCCGTCCTTTCAGGTGGTCATCCCGGATTTCGGCACCGTAACCGGCCCGTTCCTGATCACCGCGCTGGAATTCTCCGGCAGCCATGATGGTGAGGCCGTCTACGAGATGGCGATGGCATCGGCCGGCGCGCTCAGCTTCGCGGCGCTCTGATGGCGAATCCGTGGCGCGGAGAGGTGGAGCTGGTGCTCGACGACACGACGCATGCGATGCGGCTGACGCTGGGCGCGCTGGCGGAACTGGAGGCCCGGCTCGACAGCGGCTCGATCGTGGAACTGGTCGAACGTTTCGAGAAGGGCGAGGTGCGGGCGCGCGACCTGCTGGCGCTGCTCACCGCGGGCCTGCGCGGCGGGGGGCTCGACATCAATGAGGCCAGCTTGGGCGCCTGCGAGATCGGCGGTGGCCCGGTGGGGGCGGCGCGGGCCGCGGCGGAGCTGCTGCGTCTCACCTTCGCACTGCCGCAGGGCAATGGCTGAGCGCATCGCCTGGGCGCGGCTCATGCGGCTGGGGATGGTGCATCTCGGCCTTGCCCCCGACCGGTTCTGGGCCCTCACGCCGGCAGAGCTGTTCCTGCTCGCCGGGTTCGAAGACGGCTCGGCGCAGGGAATGACGCGGGGCGCCCTGGAGGCGCTTGCCGCACGGTTCCCCGACAGACCCAAGGGAGAGACATCCGATGGCTGACCCGATTTCCGATGATGATTTCGACGGGCTCGACTCGGGCTTTGCCGGAGCGCAGAGCCTGGCTTCGGCGTTTCGCGCCGAGCTGGAGCAGGTGCAGAGCGCGCTGCGCAACACGGAGCGCGAGAGCCGCTCGCTGTCGCGCACCATGGGCTCGAGCCTGCGCGGCGCCTTCGAGGGGCTGGTTTTCGACGGGGCGCGGGTGTCCGACGTGCTGTCGGGGATCGGCCGCAGCCTGGGCAACGGCGTGTTCTCCGCCGCGATCCGGCCGGTGCAGAACGCGCTGGGAGCCGGCGCCGAGGCGCTGGTCTCCGGGCTGATGCCCTTCGCGCAGGGCGGGGTGTTCGGCGCGGGCCGGGTGCGGGCCTTCGCGCAGGGCGGTGTGGTGGACTCGCCCACCTATTTCGGGATGCGCGGCGGCACGGGGCTGATGGGCGAGGCGGGGCCGGAGGCGATCATGCCGCTGGCCCGCGGCCCGGACGGCAAGCTGGGCGTGCGCGGGGCGGGCGGCGGCGTGCAGGTCAGTGTGACGGTGAACACACCCGACGTGGAGGGTTTCCGCCGGTCCCAGGCGCAGATCGCCGCCAGTCTCGGCCGGGCCATGCGCCGCGGCCAGCGCAACCTCTGAGAACGGGAGTGAGGCATGAGCTTTCATGAAACGCGGTTTCCGGCCGGGCTCTCCTTCGGGTCGACCGGGGGGCCGGAGCGGCGGGTGGAGATCGTCACCCTCGCGAACGGCTTCGAGGAGCGCAACGCGCCCTGGGCCCAGTCGCGCCGGAGCTTCGACGCGGGGATCGGGCTGCGCTCGCTCGACGATCTGGAGGACATCGTGGCCTTCTTCGAGGCGCGCGGCGGGCAGCTGAACGGTTTCCGCTGGAAGGACTGGACGGACTACAAGTCCTGCAAGCCCTCCGGCACCCCGGCGCGCACCGACCAGGCCATCGGCACCGGGGACGGCAGCCGCACCGCGTTTCAGCTGGTGAAGCGCTATGCCTCCGGCGGCGCGGAATATCTGCGCGAGATCCGCAAGCCCGTGGCCGGCTCGGTGCTGGTGGGGGTGGACGGAGCGGCCGCGGCGGGGGTGAGCGTGGACGCGACCACCGGCATCGTCACCTTCGCAACCGCGCCTGCGGCCGACGTGGCGGTGACGGCCGGGTTCGAGTTCGACGTGCCGGTGCGGTTTTCCTCCGACAGGATCGACACCTCGCTCGCCGCCTTTCAGGCCGGCGAGGTTCCCTCCATTCCCGTGATCGAAGTGAGGGTGTGACATGCGCGCGATCGACCCTGCCCTGCAGGCGAAGCTCGACAGCGGCGCGACCACGCTGTGCCGCTGCTGGATCCTGGTGCGGGCCGACGGGGTGACCTTCGGCTTCACCGACCATGACCGCGACCTGGAGATCGAGGGCGTGACCTGCACCGCGGCCAGCGGGCTGTCGGCCACGGCCGTGAGCCGTTCCACCGGCCTGTCGGTGGACAACAGCCAGGTGGCGGGCGCGCTGCAGGCCGCGGGCATCACCGATGCGGATGTGCTTGCCGGGCGCTACGACGGAGCCATGATCTCGCACTGGCTGGTGGACTGGAGCGCGCCGGAGCTGCGGTTGCGGGTGTTCGCCGGCAGCATCGGCGAGATCACCCGTGAGGGCCATGCCTTCCGGGCGGAGATGCGCGGTGTGTCGGAGACGCTCAATCTCACCGCCGGGCGCTCCTATCTGCGTGACTGCGACGCGGTTCTGGGGGATGCGCGCTGCGGGGTGGATCTCGACAGTCCGGCCTATTCGGGGGAGGCGGTGGTGACTGACGCCTCCGACCCGCGGGAGTTCGTGATCGATGCGCTTGGCGGTTTCGCGGGTGGCTGGTTCGCGCGCGGGCATGTCGAATGGCTGAGCGGTGCGAATGCCGGAACGCGTGTGCGCGTGCGCCAGGACCTGGTGGAGGGCGCCGGGCGCCGCCTGCGGCTGTGGGAGCAGCCGGGGGCGCCGGTTCAGGCGGGGGACATGCTGCGCCTGCGGGCCGGCTGCGACCGCCGGGCGGAGACGTGTCGCATGAAATTCAGCAATTTCAGCAGATTCAGAGGGTTTCCTCATCTTCCGGGCGAAGACTGGATGACCTCCTATGTGCGGGAAGGAGAGCGCCATGACGGCGGATCGCTCTACCGCTGAGGCGGCGCTGGAGATCGCGCGGGGCTGGATCGGGACCCCCTATGTGCACCAGGCGAGCTGCCGGGGGGCCGGAACGGATTGTCTCGGCCTGCTGCGCGGGGTCTGGCGGGAGCTTTACGGCTGCGAGCCCGAGCCGGTGCCGGCCTATACGCCGGACTGGTCGGAGCCTTCGGGCGACGAGCGCATGCTGGCGGCCGCGGCACGGCACATGCTCCGGGTGGCGCACGATGCACGGCTGCCGGGCGACGTGCTGGTGTTCCGCATGCGCGCGCGGGCGGTGGCCAAGCATATCGGCATCCTCGGCGCCCGCGATGGCGCGCCGACGGTGATCCATGCCTATTCGGGCCATGCGGTGACGGAATCCCCGCTCGGACCCGCCTGGGACGCCCGGATCGCGGCGGTGTTCCGCTTTCCTGACTGACGGAGACGTTTCATGGCAACTCTGCTCCTCTCTGCGGCCGGTGCCGCTGTCGGCGGCTCCTTCGCGGGCACGGCGCTCGGTCTCGGCGGTGCGGTCATCGGCCGGGCCGTCGGCGCGACTGTGGGCGCCGTGCTCGACCAGAAACTGCTGGGCGAGGGATCCGACCCGGTGGACACCGGGCGGCTCGGCGCGCTGCGCCTTCAGGGCGCGCGCGAGGGCACGCCGATTGCCCGCATGGCCGGTCGGGCCCGGGTGGCCGGGCAGCTCATCTGGTCGACCCGCTTTCTGGAGACGGTGTCGCGGCGCGGCGGTGGCGGCAAGGGCGTGGCCCCGAGCCAGCCGGAAGTGCGGGAGTATTCCTACTCGGTGAGCATCGCCATCGGGCTGTGCGAGGGCGAGATCCTGCGCATCGGCCGCGTCTGGGCCGATGGGAAGCCCTTTGCGCTGGAGCGGACGCAGTATCGGCTGCACCGGGGCGCGGAGGACCAGGAACCGGACCCGCTCATCGAGGCGGTGGAGGGGGCGGAGGCCGCGCCGGCCTATCGCGGCACGGCCTATCTCGTGTTCGAGAACCTGGCCGTGGGCACGTTCGGCAACCGCATTCCGCAGTTCAACGTGGAAGTGTTCCGGCGGCCGGACGTGCCGGCGCAGTACCTTCCCGATGGGGCTGTCGACCCCGGGGGGGCGGTGCGCGGCGTGGCGATGACGCCCGGGACGGGGGAATATGCGCTGGCGCCGGACCCGGTGAGCTATTCCTACGGGAAGGCGAACCGCCGGGTGGCGAACGTGAACAACACCACCGGGGAGACCGACCTCGAGGCCTCCACGGCGCAGCTTTCGGCGGAACTGCCGGCCTGCGACGCGGTGTCCCTGATCGTGTCCTGGTTCGGCACCGACCTGCGCTGCGGGGAATGCGTGATCAAGCCGGGCGTGGAGCAGCGCGACTTCGACAGCCCGGAGATGCCCTGGCGGGTGTCGGGCGTCTCCCGCAGCGGCGCCCGGGTGGTGAGCGACACGGAAGGGCGGCCGAACTTCGGCGGCACGCCCACCGACCAGTCGGTGATCCGCGCCATCCAGCGGCTGCGGGCGCAGGGACGGCGGGTGACCTTCTATCCGTTCATCCTGATGGATGTGGCACAGGGAAACACGCTTCCCGACCCGTGGAGCGGCGCGGGCTCCCAGCCCGTGTTCCCCTGGCGCGGGCGCATCACGCTTTCCGCCGCGCCGGGACAGCCCGGGTCTCCGGACATGACCGCGGCTGCGGCGAGCGAGGTTTCGGCCTTCTTCGGGGCCGCCGCACCGGAGGACTTCACCGCCTCCGGCGAGACGGTGAGCTATTCCGGCCCGGCCGAGTGGGGTTTCCGGCGTTTCATCCTGCACTACGCGCGGCTGTGCAAGGCGGCTGGGGGCGTGGACGCCTTCCTGATCGGCTCGGAAATGCGCAGCCTCACCTGGATCCGGGACGGGGCCGGGAGCTATCCGGCCGTGGTGGCGCTGCGCGCGCTCGCGGCAGACGTGCGAGAGATCCTCGGGCCGGACACGAAGATCAGCTACGCGGCCGACTGGTCGGAGTATTCCGGGCACCGGCCGGACGACGGCTCGGGAGACGTGTTCTTCCACCTCGACCCGCTCTGGGCGCATCCGGCGGTCGATTTCGTCGGCATCGACAATTACATGCCCCTGTCGGACTGGCGCGACGGCGCCGGGCATCTGGACGCGCAGACGGCGCGCTCGATCTACGACCTGGACTACCTGCGCGCCAACGTGGCCGGCGGCGAGGGCTATGACTGGTATTACGCCGATGCGGCGGCACGCGCGGCCCAGACGCGCACGCCGATCGTCGACACCGCGCATGGCGAGCACTGGGTGTTCCGCTACAAGGACCTGGTGAACTGGTGGAGCCAGCCGCACCACAACCGCGCAGGCGGCGTGCGCGCCGCGAGCCAGACCGCCTGGGTGCCGCAGAGCAAGCCGATCTGGTTCACCGAATACGGCTGCCCGGCGGTGGACCGCGGCACCAACCAGCCGAACGTGTTCGTGGACCCGAAGTCCTCGGAGAGCGCCTTGCCGTATTTCTCGCAGGGCGCGCGCGATGATTTCATCCAGCTGCGTTACCTGCAGGCCGTGCTCGGATACTGGAGCGACCCGGGCAACAACCCGGTGTCGTCGGTCTATGGCGCTCCGATGCTGGACCTTGCGAACGCCTATGTCTGGGCCTGGGACGCGCGGCCCTGGCCGGATTTCCCGGCGCGGCAGGAGGTCTGGGCCGATGGGCCCAACTATGAGCTGGGGCACTGGATTTCCGGGCGCATGGGGTCGAGCGGGCTGGCGGAACTGGTGGCCGAGCTGTGCCTCTACGCCGGGCTGACGGAGGTCGATGTCTCCGGGCTGCACGGCGTGGTGGACGGCTTCGTGATGGAAGTGACGCAGAGCACGCGCCAGGCGTTGCAGCCGCTGATGCTGGCCTACGGGTTCGATGCGTTCGAGCGGGATGGCACGCTGGTGTTCCGGATGCGCGAGGGAGAGGTGGACCACGCGCTGGAGGCCGGGGACTTCGCCGTGAGCGAGCGGGGGGACGATTTCGGCCCCGAGCTGGTGCGCGGACCGGCGGCGGAAATTCCCGAGGCGGTGCAGGTGAGCTTTCCCGACATGGGCAATGCCTACCAGATCTCCACCGTCGAGGCGGCGCTGCCTGCCGGGCGCAGCGGCACGCGGGCGGATCGCAGCGACCTGCCGATCACGCTGTCTGCCGCGCAGGGCCAGGCGATCGCCGATCGCTGGCTGTCCGAGGCGCGGGTGGCGCGGGACACGGCGCGGTTCTCGCTGCCCGCGTCGCGCATCGGGGTGGAGCCGGGCGACGTGGTGAGCATCGCCTCCGGCGGCGGCGTGGCGCGCTACCGGGTGGACCGGGTGGAGGACGTCGGCCTGCGCCGGGTGGATGCCTTGCGGGTGGATGCGTCGGTCTATGGCGCGCATTCGGGCGCGGGGCGCAGCTACACGATCGAGAAGCTGCCGCAGGTGGGGCCGGTCTACGCGACCTTCCTTGACCTGCCGCTGCTGCGCGGCAACGAGGTGGCGCATGCGCCCTGGGTGGCGGCGGCGGCGGTGCCCTGGCCCGGGCCGGTTGCGGTCTACGACGCGGCGCAGGACGACGGCTATGAGCTCGACACCGTTCTGCGCAGCAGCGCGGTGGTGGGCGAGACGCTGGACGTGTTGCCCGCCGCCCGGCCCTGGTTGTGGACCCGGGGCGTGCCCGTGCGGGTGAAGGTTTCCGGCGGGCTGCTGGAGGCGCGCTCCGGGCTAGAAGTGCTCAACGGGGCGAACCTTGCCGCGTTGCGGGCGCCCGGGGCGCAGGACTGGGAGGTGGTGCAGTTCCGGCAGGCCGACCTGGTGGACACAGATACCTGGGCGCTTTCGGGGCTTCTGCGCGGCCAGGCGGGCACGGAGTTCCTGACGACGGAAGACCTGCCCGCGGGCGCGGACTTCGTGCTGATGGGCGCAGGGTGCGCGCAGATCGACCTGCCGTCCTCGATGCGCGGCATCGAACGGCATTACCGGATCGGGCCCACGGCGCGCGGCTATGACGATGCGACCTACACGCATGTCGTCGAGGCGTTCGAGGGGGTGGGCCTGCGGCCGTGGTCGCCGGTTCACGCGGCGGCGCGGCGGCAGGCCGACGGCGATATCGACCTGCGCTGGACCCGGCGCAGCCGGCGGGACGGCGATGCCTGGAGCCGGGGCGACGTGCCCCTGGCCGAGGAGAGCGAGGCCTACCTGGTGCGCGTGTTCGCCACCGGCGGCGCGCTGCTGCGCGAGGTGGAAACCGCGACGCCCTTTCTGCTCTACACCGCGGCCGAACAGGCCGCAGATGGCCTCTCGGCGCCCTTCGCGATCGAGGTGGCGCAAGTCTCGGCAAGCTACGGCCCCGGACCCAGCCTGAGGATTGAGATCGATGAGTGA